TTGTTTTGAATTGAAATCGGACCGCGCAAGCCAGTTTTGAATTTGGTTTACACGGCTTCGGATCATTGGATCGTCCCGGTGCATCAAGTTATTCATTCTCGATTACCAGTTTGACGTTGTGAAGTGATTCTTGAACTTTGTCTTGTACCGGCCCTTCAAGAATCCGGTCGATTTTTGCTTCGATGTAATCGTCCACATAACTAGAGAAATCAAATTTTTGAAAGTATTCTCTAATCACTTCCCCGACCCAACCGGGAATGTCTTCTTCTTTTATGGCTTCCCCGACCTGGTAAGGAATGTCTTCTTCAATTCGTTCTTTCACAATGGAATAAATACGATCCTCGAGCGGTTCGGCATCTTGATCAAATATTTCTTTATTGAGATCTTCGGTTTTTGCAAAGTCGGTAATCATTTGATCGACGGTTAGATTCCCAAACAAGTCTCGAACAATGTTGCGGTTCGTAAGATCGCAGGCCGCAAATGCTTTGTGCAACTCACTGATAGCCTCAGTAATCGCAACCGCGCGTGTAGAGGCTAATCCGGCCTCATGTAGTTGAGCTTTATAAATGTTTGCAGTCATTCTTTTTTACTCCTAAGTTTTAGAATGTCCGGTTATCTTATCTGGGATAGCTCCCATCTTCAAGCCAAAAAAAACCCGGATCACTCCGGGTCTTTTCTACCTTGCGAGATATCGTTTCACTTAGCAGGATTTGTTATCGGCATGATCACCATATCAACATCGTCCCTACCACCGATATCGACGCGATGCGCGCAGTTGGTCTCCCCGTAAAATCGGCAGGATGTCTCTTTTTTGTTCTTGTTCAATAACCTTGCAGCCTTCGCGATAAGTTCCAAGTATTGAGCTTGGAATGCCGATTCGCATTGTTTGGTTTGGTTTTGATCAGGTATTACCCTAGTTACATCGGGGTATTGTCCGTTAACGGTTCCGCGAATTATTTCAAGATTGTGTACCGTATCGTTTATAAACAATCGCGCCACCCGGCTATACTCAGTCACGGTATCATGCCCGTGAGGGACCGGAGTTTCGGTTTCCTCTATTGATATGCTGCACTGTGGATCACTTGCTTTGACTGTCACTTTCGGCAGGCTTACAATGATACCGCCTTCCCCCAAGCCAAGATCCTGGTCATGGCGTATTCGCAGTAAAACTATACCGTTAGTCGCAGTCATGTATTTGTTATCAAGATGCAGGCCGGTAAGGTGGTACCGGACATCTTTTCTATCGATAAAAAGATCCAATGCTTTGAGATCGTAAGCACTATCAATCTTGAGTTCGTGCTCTATGCCCACCGTTGTTATGTCTATTGCTTCCGCCATTCGTTTTACTCCTAATTAGAATGAATGTGGGATACATCCTATAGAGTAAATCAATCGTCGTCAAATGCCATGCCTAATTCTTTTTCCCGCTGCCGGATATGATTATCCCAATACCGTATCGTTTCCATCCGACGCCTGCGGTCTTCTTCAAGTTTGAGTTCGCCAGCGGTTTTTTGATCCTCGTTTGGATACAACCACGACAAAACCTTTTCGATAAGAAAAAACATCAGGCGGTTTTAACATGGGATGGTATAGGACTGTCAAGTCGTTTTGATGTCTTGATCCAGTAGATGAAAGTTTCGAAGTCTTCAACCAGGTCGAATATCAGATCGGGTGCTACTTCTTTCAAACCGTGTTCAGCCAGTTTCATTACGCTGTTTGCTCGATACAGATAACACTTATTACCTTCGGACTTTTGGACCTCCACTAACATCCAGACACGGGCGTTAGCATGACGGGTTGCGAAAGATACTTGATGGGGGCTGATATTTACTTTGTTGCCGGTGCAAACTTTGAGTTCTATCAGATGAAGGTTTTTGTGACCATCCATCAACAGTATGTCAGGAACCCCGGGCGTCGAGCTGTTTTCTATCCGGGTTACGGTTGGACACTCGTAACTTGTGTCAATCCTCTTTTTGAGACGCTTCCAGAAGTTCGACTCCGTTTGCTTCATGTTCGATAACCTTTTCACCAAGTTGACGTTTCAAATCATTCAGAGCTTGTTGGACTTCTTCTTTTGACATTTGATCAATACTGCCGTGTCGAATCTCACTGCGGTTGACGTACAATCCCGCAGCTTGACCCCTCGCTTTTTCAGCCGCAGTAGCAGCGGCATAATTGCCTGCCGCTATCGATTGGTCTCGAATCTTGCCAAGATCAGCAAGGTGTTGACCAAAATTGACTGCATATTTCTCGTTTAGCTCGGCCCTTCTTTCCCGCACGGCTTTGCAGATATGCGGACTTTTTTTGGGGTTGAGCATTTCATAAGCTCGTGTATGAGCACCGGACTTTGAAAAACCCGCTTCGATTGCTAGGTTTTGGAGTGTTTCAGTGCCTTCGCGGGTGCAGTAGAGTTCTACGAACTTTGCCTGTTTGCCGGTAAGTCGCGTGTTCTCAGATATCGGGGGTCGGCCCCGTGTTTCTGTTTTGATAGCCTCTGCCATGTATCGGGAGTTTAATAAACGCGCTTTCCACTAGCAACTTTTCAGAACAAATAATTTTTCAACAAAATTTATTTTTTTGGCCCCTATATATGGTTTTTGGGGTCTAAGCGTAAGGTAACACCATTTTTGGTGGGTGTTACCCTAGTGTTACCCCTGAGACGCCTATCGTAGCTGGCTGGTAACACAAGTCACACTTGTCACACCATTTTGGAAAAATATTTTTTTACAAAAAACTTTTTTCTCCAGAAAAGTGTAATAGGTAAGGCGAATTAACGTAAAACCCCTTGTTTTCGTATGCGATGCACGATACTCTCCCATGTTCCCATACATAAAACGAGTAAATTCATGATCGAAATCAAACTTACGTTGACGGATGAGCAAGCTGAAGAGCTGTTTGCCCGTGTTGAACGGATCGAGAAAGACATCGATACGATCTTGAAGGCGATCTATTTACTCAATGAAAATCTAAAAGAGGAGAAAGAATAATGGAGATCCCCAACGACTTTGTGTATTTCGTACAATCTTTACGAATGGCACTGACCGCATCAACCGAAGAACAATCAGAGCGTGTACTGAATCTTCTGTATAAAACGTCCTTGGATATCTCTGAGCGAGAGATGGAACTGGCAAAGAGCCTGGTGGAGTTTGATCTGGCTAACCATCGAGCGAATATGCTCGAACTTGAGGAAGAGATTCATTGAACAGGCCGAGGCAAATACTCCTGCCTTAGAACACCCGTTCCCGTCCGGGTGGGCCGTCTGGCGGGGTTTTTGAGGAGAAAAGATGAAGGGTTACAAAGACTTACCAAACATTAACCGCAGTTTTCCTGCCGATTACATTAAGAGAATCAAACGAGAAGCAAAAAATTTCCGGAGGGATTTTAACGCGAGACAAAAAATCGACAATGAACCGTGGCACTTTGATAATTTGGTCTCAAAAAAATTTCTTAGACTTTTGGAGAAAGGTGGTTTTGAGGTGATGAACTTCATTGCTTTGGAGTTACGGCACCAGCTTGAATACCACAATTCAAACATTATAACGCGACCGTTGTTTGAGAGTTGTAATAAAGAAGAAATGTTAGAGATAGGATTGAACCCGATGTTTCTCAGTAACATGGCAGCCTCTTTGTATCTACCGCGAATACCGGAGGAGGAGATTCTTGAACATCGCGGGCAGTCAGAACAAACCTGGCAGCTATTGAACAATTTATGGGGTTGTTTTTCGCATGCTTCTGATCTCGTAAAGAATAATTGGCATAATAGAAATTCTGCATCTTATGAAGATTTGGAATTTGTTAAACGCAAGGATTTGTTCACAAGCCTATACGACATCGAAAACCTACACCCTCATTACTTGTTTGAAGAATATACGACCCCCGTCACTTGGTTCGTGGCAGACAAAGACGACGAGTCGTCTCAAGCATCCCGACGCAAACGTGTTTTAGATGCGTTACAACAGCGTTTTTCGTTATTAAATCTATTTGACCTCTACCACCTTAAGGATTCGGGCAAAATGCGCGAGATGAGTCACCCAGAATTGAATGATGGGAAACCGATGAAATTTCCGGTGCGCGACGCATACAACGATTTCTTGACGGAGACATATGTCGCGACGGCTGAGTTTATGAACATGAACTATTTTTACAACAGCCCGAACTCTGATCGAATAGTCATTTACCCTGACTCAGCGGAGTTGCTGGAAGACATTCTCGACGCAGAATATCACGTTGATGGGATCGATTTTTCTGATGGCATTCAAAGTTTTGCCTTGATGATACCCGAGGGTTTTACTGAAAAATCAAACGATTATGTTGATGAGGCGTATGAAATGACCTCTATGTACGTGAGCATTGCTTCGGGTTACGAGATCAACGCTCAATCAGCGCGATCCGCAGCCAGCTTTCTGAGATCTCAGGGGCTTGAATCTTTGGCTTGGGCCTGGGACGAGAAAGCTAAAATCATTGAACTTGGTGGAGACCCGAGATTTCTCGGTGATACTTGGATGAAAAAACCAGAAGATGGTCCGGCGTACGTGTTCCAACAACAAAAAACCCCGATGTATTCATCTGATATGACGGATGAAGAACTGGATGCGTTAGCAGAACATTACGAAAGAGACATGGCTAATTATCGATCAAAATGTTTGGTGGTCAACTGTGAAGGGCAATACTGGATTTTACCACTTTGCATGGCTCAAGTGATCTTATTAGCGGAAGCTGGTGATAAGAAGGCGAGACGGTTTGCAGAAAAGCATTTCGAGTTTTTGATGGAAGAAGGCTTGAAGATAGTCCGTTTAGTGGCCTCGGTGCTGATATACATCAAAGCGTTAGGAG